GCGCGTCGGCGGTGATCATGCTGCCCTCGCGCGCCACGCCGGTGCGCAGTTCGGCCGTCGTGTCGAGGTACTGCACCAGCGGAAACGTCTTGTCCGCGGTGTAGGGGATCATCATCGGGCTGATGCCGCCGAGCCGCTTTGTCCTGACGATGCCGCCGGGGCGCAGGGTTAAGAGATCGTCGTAAGTGTTTTCGTTGACGCTGTCGTCGCCGACTTCGATGCGCGGCCAGTTGGAGAGGTACGCATTGTCGAGCATCTGCCGCATGATGACCGATTTGACGTACTGCAGATCCATCACCAGGTCCGCCAGGCTCATCCCGACCAGCCGGTGGCTCATCGGGATCGGCGTGACGGGGACAAACGGCGCCTCGTCAACGCAGTCGATACACGGCTCGCCGTCGCGGGTCAGGATGACCCGACCGTTGCCGGCCGTCATCACCTTATAGAGCTCGGTGGTCCGGCCAGCCTTGCCGTCGCGGCTAAGCTGGACGTAGTTCTCTTCGATCCAGAGATGCTCGCCGGCGTCGGTGCGTTCGTATTGCGGCGTGTCGTCGTCGAGCCGGTGGCGCTCTACCCGCTCCTGGTTCCAGTCCAGGCTCTCGTTGGCCGGGATATCCTCCAGGCAATCCTCGTCGTAACCCTGCTGGATCAGGTCGCTGCGGGTCCAGCGGCGGCGGTGGCAGAGATACGGGATGTCATCGCGCTTGGCCCGCCGGCTGAACAAGATCTCTTCCGGCGGCACGTTTTCGATAACCACCCGGCCGTGTTCGCGAGTAATTCTGAGGGTAGCATCGATCAGCTCGATCGGAGGAGGCGGTAATGACAGAGCAGGACCGGGCAGTGGCGGCATTGCTGGCCCAGGCGGAAACCCTGGCGGCAAAGCAGCCGCGAATGGCGGCGGTGATTGAGGCCTTTGCGGTCCAGGTGGCTGACCTATCCCCGGCGGCATACCGGAACCTGGTCCGACAGGTAGAGGCGAAGGCACGGGCATTGGAGTGGGCGCCGACATCGGAGGCGGAGACGGCACAAAAGGCCGGTCCATGTTGAACTCGTCGGCGTCCTGGGTGTACCGGCGGATTTTCACCACCTCGACATCCGCGTCCTGGCCCAACAGCGCGTCGTATTGCTCCTGCGTCAGCCCGGTATAGGTCTTGCTTTCGACAGTTTTCTGGGTATTCCACCAATATTTGACCCAACCGAGCTTCTCCAAGAGCGCATCGAACAACCAGTCGTGCAGGATCATAAACCCGGGGTTGTCGCGGTAGAAAATGTGATTGAGGTAATCCGTCGCCTGGGCGGCCCGCGCCTCCATCCCCGGCCGCGGCGCCTCGACGATGCAAATCTGATCCGAGGCGGTAAAGATCCGCAGGAGTGCCGGCAAGGCCCACTCGACGGCCTCCAGGACCGTCTTAAAGACCAACTGGCTGCGGCCCTCGACCTCGTTGCCTAAGGGCTCTCCGGCAAAGTATTTCTGCGCCTGCAGCCGCTCTTGCGCCAGGCTCCCGCCATCCTGCCCGAGAGCCGCCTGCAGTTCCTGCTGAACGACCGACTTGACCTCGTCTTCGTCCAGCCCGTCAGGCAGGTCGAGCCCTTGCGCGATGGGCTGCTGGTAGTCGGTGCCGAAATTACCGATCATCAACGAGCCTTCTTGCCCGGCTTCCGCTTGGTTGCCGTCACTTCGGCCAAATCGTGCTTTTTAGCCAGCGCAACCAAACCCTTCTCCAACGCCGTCTTGGGCGGATGGCTTTTTGGTTTCGCTTTCATCAAGACACCACCCGCCGTCCGGTACCGCGCCCGTACAATTGGTTCTTCTCCTTGCGGGCCGCCGCGTGATCCGGCGCCGGACCGAGCAACTCGTCGAGGTTCTCCTGGTGACCATAAACGAGGCCCGCCAGCTCGGTGCAGCGCTCGCGCAGATTATCGACGAGCACCTCCAGACGCGCCACGCGCTCCTGCAGCTCAGTGAACATCACACTGTCGCTCTGTGTCATACCCTCACCCTAAAAAAAAGGGATTTATATACATTACTACCCGACCGCTTCGAATGCCGCAGCTTCCTTGGCTGGTCCATCCGGCAGCGGACGCCAGTGCGTCGCATTGTGAACCTCATGGAACAGCTCGCCATCTCCCCTTGGAGAATCAGCGTGTCTCCACCACCGCCCGTTACTGAACCAACAATCGGGAATGCGGCATGGACCGGCAGAAAGCATTCGCGGCGACGGCGCGCACCACAAATCAACCGTTTCGCCTTCGTCCGGCATTTCATCTGCGATTAGATGCCACTCGCTATGTTGACTTGGCATCATTTACTTCCTTTTGTCGATTTCCACTGTGTTGGTGGCGTGTCATGGTGGCCACGCCCACAATCGTCCAAACGACAAGCCGATTAGGGGATGCGCGACGGCGTGGTGCGTGACCTGCCAAAACCGTTTCATGCCCCAGCATCCCTCTTCGCCTTCGTCGCGCGGCGCTTGCGTGCCTTCGCTGCCTTGGTTTTGGGCTTGGGCTTGTACGAGAGAACCTTGCGCGCGATGGCGTCCAGCTCCGGCGGGGGTTTCGGCTGATCGGTCATGCGATCAGCGCCTTGTAGGTCAACCGCTTGCCAGCGACACCTTTGACGAAGCTCTCCAGCCGATCCAGCGTGTGACGCTTCACGTCGCCTTCGTTCAGCCGGAAGGCGAACTCGTCAACGTAGCGATGCAGATGCTTCGGGCTGGCGTGGTGGTAAACGCCGATCAGGCCGCGCTTCAGAACCGCAAAGACGCTTTCGATGCCATTGGTCGTCACGTCGTCGCGGACGAACTCGGCTGCGCCGTGGTTGATCGTCTCGTGATCGTAGAACAGCCCGCCGAGGCCGCGATAGGCGGCGAACTCGTCAGTGTTCAGCGTCGAGCGGACCTCGACATTCTCGTGAATGACGCGGTGCACCGTCTCCTGATCGGTGTTGCCGACCACCTTGGCCTTGGTGCGCCCACCGCGCTCGCGCATGCCGATGACGGCGGTTTTGCCGACCGAGCCGCGCCCCATCTTGAGCTTCTTGTTCTCGTGTTTGTTGGCCTCGATCCCGCCCACATAGGTCTCGTCGATTTCCACAACGCCGGCCAGCTTGCCGATGTCGGAGCCGCACGCCTCGCGCAGCCGGCCAAGAATGAACCACGCGGTTTTCTGCGTGACGCCGATCTCCTTGGCGAGTTGCATGCTGCTGATGCCCTTGCGCGCGGTGACGAGCAGGTACATCGCGTAAACCCATTTGTGCAGCGGGACGTGCGACCGCTCAAAGACGGTCCCGGTGCGGACGGTGAAATCCTCCTGACACTGCCGGCAGCGGTAATAGCCGCCCTTGCGAGCCGTGATCTTGTCGCCGGTCCCGCAAACCGGGCAGCGCGGACCCTGCGGCCAGAGCAGCCCTTCGAGGTAGACGCGGGCGCTGTCCTGATCGGGGAACATCTCGAAAAGCTGGAAGGTGGAAATGGTGCTGCGCGACATCGAAAACCCCTTATTTCCTGCCCATAAATATAGGGATTTTGGCGCAGGGAGTCAAATATATAATTCCCAAAAAAAAGCGGCTTGTCCAAGGGACGTAATCACGCAAAAAATGGTCTTCGGCTTACCCACCACCTCAGACGATGCCAAGTTGCGGGTAGCGGATCGCCTTCGGCCGCCCGGCCGGGGTCTCATACGCCACCGCCATAAGCCCCGCGGCGTCGGCCGAATGAGACGCCCAGTCATGCTCGGGTCCCAGTCCCACGTCCCGCACGTCTTCACTGCGGCGTTCGTGATACCAGCCCAAAGCGTCGCGCCCCGCCTCGGTCGTGTCGGCATTAAACCAGAGGCTCGGAAACAACCGCCGCAGCGCTTCGATACGCGCGCGCGCGGCACCTCGCCCCTGGTTGGGGATCACCTCCACATTGAACCCGGCCGCCCGAAAAGCACTCTCAAACGACACGTCATAGACCCGGTCATGGGTCGCGCCGTCGTGGGGGAGAAAGATCTGGGCCTTGCCCCAACCGCGCTCGCGCAGCCAGTCGACATGCACGCCAAGGCTCTGTCCAACCGCCTCGTAGTAGTCGAGAACCCGCACCTCGCGACCGACAAACTGGCAAACCCACATCGCGAACGCATCGCTGCGGGCGCCCGTGCCGCCCAAATCGCAATACGCCCGCACCGCCAGCAGCGGGTCACGTGTGACCCGGCCGATGCGGCCTTCTTGGCTCGCATCCGACAGAAATTTGGCGTAGTAGGCGCCGGCGTGGGCGATCGCGTACTCGCCCTCCCAGATGTGCGGATACTGCTCCGGCCGCTTCGCTTCGTCCTCGCGCCGGATCTGGTCGAGGGTCGAGGGAAACCAGGCGTTATCGCGCCAGTTCAATTCGACAATCTTGCTGTTTTCCGGCGGGTTGACCCGGAAACGCTGGTTGGTGGCGCTGGCCCGCCGCTCGGGGTTCCAGGTCACCCAGATTTCCGCGTTCTCCTCGCGAACGGTCGGGATCGCCTTCTGCCACGCCATCTCCGATACCGGCTCGGCTTCGTCGACCCACAGAAGGCGGATGCGTGCGGTCGATTTGACGCTCTCAATGTTCCTTCTGAGGCCAACAAAGGAGAAATCGATCCGCCCGTCGCGGGTGCGGATGAATTTCTCACCGATCTCGTAGTTAGCGGCCAGCCACGGCTCGGTCTCGATCGCCTGCTTGACCTCCGCCATGCTGCTTTCGTCGAGAGAGTTCTGAAACTCCCGGCCGCAGACGATAACCCCGCTTTCCTTCGCGAGCGCGCATCTCAGCCCGTGCACCGCCGCCATCTTGGCGAAAGATCTCGATTTGGCACTGCCGCGGCCGCCATATGCCCCGCGGTAGAGGGCCTCGCCACTGAACACCGGGATCAACTTCTCCGGCAATTCGATCCGCCCCGCGGTCATCCTTTAGTGCGCTTCCCAGCTCGTGCCGTTGCAATACGCCAATACCGGAATACTGCCGCCACCGGCCAGAGCACCGCGATACGCCGGCACACCGAGCTGATCCGTCACCGACAGCAGCTGATACCTGGTCAGCGCGTTGCATGCCGGCAGAGCCGCCACCGACACGGCCGACCAGCGCGCCATCTTCGCGACCTGCGCCGCGCTCGCCAGATTATATGTCCAGTTCTGCTCCATTCCGCCGCCGTCCAGAACAAACCCGCCAACCGCCGCCCCCGCCGTGACGCTGGTGTTCCACGTATAAATATCGCTGAAATAAAACTCCATATTACGACCGGCCTCCAATACCAGCCCGTATCCCATCGGCAACCCGCCAATATAACCGCTCTCAACCTTGATAAAATAAATGTCTCCGCCAGGCGGCATCACCGTGCGCAACGCCGCCTTGTTCGGATACGGCGTCAACAACTCAAGCTGGTTGATGTAAATCTGAAAAATCTGACCGCCCATCACCGGGTCGCCGATCCGCAACAGATCCACCCCCGGATCGGCTGATTGCTGCCCCTCAATCCTGAGCTTGTTGATCCGAAAAGACCGCAACCCTCCAGACGAGTTGTTTTTCAGCACGAAGCTGTCGCCATAAGTGGCGTAAATGTTTACATCGCTGATGCTGATTTCGTTGGTAGTGTCGCCGTTGCCCTCGCTGCTGAATTCGACCGCAGAAACCCCAGGAGCACCGGCAAACATACAGCCAAACTTGCTGATAAAACTTTCCCGCATGTACGCTTGTACCTGGTTCTTCATCATGCCGGACTGCATGCAACGGCCAGTGATATAACTAACACTCACATCCTCGACGACGACGCCATCGACCCGGTCATAGAACATGATGGCGTTCTGCACCGCCGGCGCCGTCCGGTTGCCATAAATCGACAGACCCTTGAGCAACGGCCCGGCTTTGGAGGTCGTCGGCATTCCCATCGGGCCAAACGGGAAACTTTCCGCGCCCCACGCTTCACTCCAGGCGAAGAGATCGGCGGGGTAGTTCGCACCGATATAAACATTTGTCTTCGTCAGGCCCTCACCGACAATTCCCAAACCCGACCCCATCAGCGGGGTCGCCACGGCATCGATCAGGTAATCTCCGGCAGGCAGAAAGACAAAGCTCGGCTGATTTGCCGCGAACATCGCGGCAGAGGCATCGATCGCGTTCTTCAAAGCCTGACTGTCGTCAGTCCCATAGATGAACTGCCCGGTAAAACTAAAGTACCCCCAGGTCTCGGCGCCGTATCCGGTCAACGTAGCGCCCGTCGCACCCGAGACCGAGCCCGCGCCGGTGGCAATCGGGTCGGCCGGCGGCACGCTGTAGTCGCCCTTGGTTTGGACCGACACCTGGTCGACCCCCAGCGTCAGCGCCATCGTCGCGCCGGTGGGCGCACAGTTGTACCCCGCCGCGTTGGTCACCGGCTCGACCGCTGGGTTCGTCGGGTTGGTGTAGTAATGCCCACCCCCCAGCTCGGCCTGGGCGGTGATCGCGCCGCCGGAGATCGTCACGTTGCGCTCAAACCGGGTGCCGCTGCCCGTCGTGCCTTTAATCTTACAGGCACCGTCCAGACCCCCGCTGCCGGCAGCCACAATCGTCGAGGTTGTCACCGTCGTCGAGGTCACCTTGGTAACCGCAGCCGTGATAAACGTCCCGCCCTGGAGGGTCAAAAGATCGCCGGGTTGATAATTCCCGGTCGTTCTCGGGTTCGACACCGTCGCCACCGCCAGCCAGCGCCGTGGCGTCGCAGTTGTCGCCGGAGCCCCCAGGGTGACGGTGTGGGCATCGGTGACCGCCGTGATCGTGGTCCTGAGCGGCGCCAGCCACACCCCCGCAGCACCGTTGACCTGGATCTTCTTGCCGACATCGGCCTGAGTAAAGTTAGCACTGGCGCTGGTCAACACGGCGCCGCCCGCCGCCATCACCCCGTCGGACTTGGTGACCGCGTCACCTTTGGCGCCGTGATCCATGATCGAAACCGGCGGCCCAACCCCGAGGTTGGTTCTGGCGTTGGGCAGCTTGGCATTCGAGGCGTCGGGGTACATATCCGCCCTGAGACAAATCAGAGCAAAAAGGGCGAGAGCGAGGCGTCTCACGGCGTGCCCCAGAAACTCTTCTGGTTCGCCGTCAAAGCGATGCGCTCGGCCGGGGTCAAAGCGTAGTTGTCCCAGACGATCGCCTCCACCAAATTGCACTCGCTCGTCGCCGCAAAAGCCCCCTGCGCCACCACGATCGGCCCGCTGCCGGCCGTACCGGTCACCGTCCCCGTCGTCTCCGTCCGGTCAACCCGCGCGACGCTGCTCGCGCCGTCGACGTTGCCCACGATCGCATGCCACGTGGCGTCTGTTGCCGGGAAGGTAAAGCTGGTGCTGCTGCCGGTGTCGGTCAGCAACCAGGTGTTCGCCGTGGCGTTACTCTGAAGATAAGACGCATTCTTATTCACGGGGCTACAATACCCGGCGCCAGACGCCCGCTGCGCCACCACCGACAGCCCCAACTTGGCGGCAAACGCCGATGCCGCCGTCACCATGTATTGCGGATTGTCGGTCGAGCGGGCGCAAGGCTGACCGCCGAGGCAGTTCAGGACCAGACTCGGCACCCCACCCGATCGTATCGCATCCCGGCCATTGCCGCTCTGATCGTACCACGTCTCGACAATGCAGCCGGTTACCCCGCCCGCCGTGCAAAACGCCGTCGCCGCCGCCGTGTCAAACGGGCTCCCGAGCCCCGGCACAAACCCAACAAATCCCACCTGTAAGGTCGTCGTGTCCGGAAACCGCTGAATGCGCATCGCCGGACCGGTGTACGTGCTCTTCAGCTTGCGGAAAGAATACGCCGCCGCCACGCCGCCAAAACTGCCGCCGCCATCCAACGGCGCTATCGTTCCCTGCAGCCGGTGCCCGGCATGAAGCTGGCTCGGTCCGGCATGCATCCGCGCCACCGCCGGCGATGCCGCCAGCAGCAACACCGCCGCAGCGGTTAGGCCGGCTGCCCTCACAGCCCGTCGCCCGGCGTTATATATAACGTCGCCGCCGTGCCCGCCGTGATCCCCGCAATGTACTGCTGCGCACAGCCCAAAACCTCAACCGTCCCCGGCGCTATCGGGAGAGACGCCGCCGTCGCCACGCTCGTCGCGTCGCCGCAAACGATGAAGACGGCGACGGTGCCGCTGTTATAAAGACGCATAGCCTTCGAGTTCGGACCGGTCTGCACCTGCACCCGCGAGGTCGTCCCGGTCGCCGCCAGGCTCACCGTCGCACCACCCGCCAAAAACGGCACCTGGGCGCGCGCGCACATATATATAGACGAGAAGATTAAAACGAGCGCGGCGGGCGCTAAAACACGCAAGGGTTGTAGCGATCTCATGCCGGGGCCTCAAAAAATATTCGGAAGGGTACGGGCTGACACGGGGGGGTGTGGGGCCGTCAGCCGGCCGGATGGAACCAGCGTCTTCGGGGGGTGGCCCCCGGGGGCCTAGTCCAGGTCGGGCGCGCTGGCTGCGGGAGGTGGGCTCCTACCCACAGCGCATGAAGCGAGAAACGAGAGATGTCTCGTTAGGATCTAGACCCGCGCCGCACTGCGTCTCTTAACTATCGTTTCGACCCTGATGAGACGCGGATTGTGTCTCGCCGTCTCGTATGTCTGGGGTATACCCAAGCGAGACGAAGCAGTTACTCAGTTTCCGGCTTTGGCAAACGGCGCGTGATCGGTGCGACCGGGACCAACTCAATGCGCGTCACGATCGGCGCGTCAGGGTTGCCGACTAACTCTTGAGTGACTTTGTCGCCGTACTGTTTCGGCAGCAGCTTGGACAACATCCACTTGCGACTGTCAACCTGCAGTCGCTGCTTCTGCACCAACGCATTGTCCGCTTCGCCATTAAGACCAACACACGGCGCGTCACTAATCGCTATCACTTCATCCGCCAGTCGTTCTAAACCAAGTGACTTCGCGCGCGCGTATCGGTCCGCGAACGTCACCGCGCCATCTTTCACCGGCTCTCTTTCGTACGCCCACGATCGCACTGTACTAGCGGGTGGCAGATGCGCCTCGCGACAGATATCTTCGAGCCGTTCGCCGGCCGCAATCCTGTCGAGTATTTCCTCAGCTATTTCTTCCGAGAATGTCCACCGCGAGTGTGGGCGGCGCTTCGATGGCTCACTTTGCAGGCTCACGGGCACGCCCTCTCGCCCGCGCGCACGAGCGCGCACAATTCCTTTAGCAGCGCGATAATGGCATCGAGCTTGGCGAGCATCGCCTCGACCTCACCGTCGCGCATCAGACCCGCACATAAAAAATCGACATGACGTAGCTTTTTACCCTTGCAACTCGCCGTGGCGTCGATTATCTTGTGTCTTGTTAGACAGACACACCCCGAGCCCGGAGCATATCAAAATGACCACGTACACACTCGTCATTGCAACATCACCCAGCACAACCCTGCTGATCGGCTCCCCGGTAGACGGCGACCAGGCCGGCGTTGACCAGGCGATCGCCGGGCACCGCGAGATGGAACGCGAAGATCGCATGGGCTACGACAATGACGACGAGCATCGCGACACCGCAGGCGCCGATATTGAATTGATCCCCGGCTGCACCCTGACCGATGACGAGCCGGAAGACGAAGACCG